ACTGGACGGTGATCTTCGCGGCCTCGTTGTCCGTCGTGTAGGCCTTCGAGTTGCTGACCACGGTGACCGGGTACACGTCCATGCCCTTGGCGCTGGGCGCGTTGCCCTTGGAGAAGATGACGATGAACCCGGATGTGCCCTTGGCTAGGTCGTTCTCGATGTCGTCGGCCGTGGTGTCCTCGTAGAACGTCAGGCTGGAGTCGGCCGCGGAGTCGTCGCCGCCGATCTTCGAGACGAACGTGCTAGCCATGTCGGGCGTCTCGATCGGCGAGTTCTCCAGCGACCATCCGTCGATGGCGTTGATCTGCCCGGTGTATTCGGTGCCTGCCGTGATCTCTGCCGAGGTCGGCAGGAGCGACGTCGACGCGATCGTCGGAACGAAGAAGATCTTCGTCAGGCCTTTGCGGTTGAACCTTGCCATGATGTTGGCCCCTCGCGGATAGGGGCCGAACGTGGGGGCCCCTGCTACACGTGTTTGGTGTGGCGGCCACCAGTTGTGGTGGCGTCCGCGTGGGGTCCCGCCGCGGTGCGGTTGCGCATGCCGCCTGTCAGGCGGTCTTCTCCAGGTACAGCCGGTACCTGATCACACTGGTGATGATGGCATCTTCCGGGTTGTCCGTTCCCCCGGCTTCCCTGGCCTCCCTGCGGTAGCAGACCACGCCGTCACCGACGTTGAGGGTGTGGGCGTAGCCGGGGCTGCCGTCTGCGGGGCGTTCCACGACCTTCCAGGCGCGGTCGGCGAGCCACTGCGCCTGCTCGTCGCCGCCGCGGCTGTCGGGGATGCCGGGCTGCGGGCCGGATACGAATGTGGCCTGGTAGTCGACGACGATGGCTTTGTTGTTGTCGGCCAGGGTGTTGTCGTCGTCGAGGCGGTCGAGCGGGTCGAGGATCGTGTACGGCGGCGGCACGGGGTGCCCTTGCGCGTCCAGGGGGATGGTGCGGCGCCCTACCGGCCGGCCGGTGAGCGTCGCCAGGAGCGCCGTGAAGCCGTTGGTGACGGGCAGTCTGTCGATCACGTCAGCCTCCGAAGATCCGGTCCAGGGCGTCCTTGAACGCCTGCTCGTAGTCGCCCGACAGCTCGTTCACCGCGGGCCCCACGTGCGGGAACGGGGGCTGCCGGTAGAAGCGACCCAGAGAGTCGTACATGTTCATGAAGCCGTACTCCAGGCGCCGGCCCTGCGGCTCGTTCGTGCCGACCTCCGCACCGCCACCATCAGGTATAGGGAACGGCTCACGCTTCCACGAGCCCCGGTAGTCGCCGCTGATGACGTTAGGCCCGGGACGGCCGGACGCGTTCTCCATGATCAGCGCGCGCAGGAGGCGGGCCTGCTGCTGCACGGTCCGGTTGGTTTCCGGGCCGACACGGTCAGCGGCCCGCTCCAGACGGGGCGCGAGGTCCTCGAGGTCCATCAGGTGCCCGTCCCGTTGTTCTGGATCTGGTCAAGGCCGGTGATCCTGACGACGCCCAGGGTGCCGCCGACGGACGGGTCCAGGGCCCGCCACTGCCGGCCGAGCATCGTCAGGTCCCCGCCCGCGTGGACGGTGACGACGGTGACGATGGTGTCCCGGGCGGCGATGGGCGCTTCTCGGGGGGTGAGGGCCTTGTAGCGGGAGCGGGTCTCGTCGGTCCAGGGCAGGTTGGGGATGGGCATGGCGGTGACGCCGTCGGATGTTCCGGACGCCTGGACCGCGCCGGGCCCTTCGTAGATCAGATCGCCTTCCGGGTAGGTGTACTGGTTGGTGACCGGGTCGAAAACAGGGGCGCCGGTCGCGGGCGTGGTGAAGCGGACCGTGTCGAGGAGCACCAGGTTCTGCACGACGGCGGCGATGCCGGAAAGGTCGAGGCCGGCCATCAGGATCCTCCTCCGCCGGTGGCCCACTCGGTGAGCGTGGCGAGCATGGCCCGTGCGGTGGCGCCTTCGCCGCCGCCGTAGTCGGACCGGTTCAACGCCTGCTGGTCCAACAGCACGGGGTCCACTTCGGCGAGGAACGCGGCCACGATCTCCCCGGGGCTCTTGGTGACGCCGACCGCGACCCGGGCCAGCCCTTCGAAGGCGGCACCGTCGGGCTGCCGAGTGTGGAGCACGACGATCGGGAGGACGCCGCCCGCAATGTCGTGCTGAAGGGTGTAGCCGGTGATGGCGCCGGAAGGCAGGGGGGTGCCGTCGAGGGCGATGGTGGCGTGGCCCAGATGGGAGTCGATTCGGACGCCGTGCGCCTGCGGCTCTGAGGGCGGCTCAGTCATTCGGCTACCGCCCCAGCCTCCGCTGCCGCCTTCGTCGCCTCGATCTCGGCGTGTCGGGCGGTCCACCCCTTCCATGTGGGGTCTGGTTCGATTGGAACCGTCTGTTCGACCCAGCGCTGATAGGTGAGGGCGCCCTTCACCGTCTTCCAGTTCATCTCACGTTGGCCGTCTGGGTTGGCGTAGTACTCGGTGAAGCCGATCACTTGGCGCCCCGGCCGGTCGCCGTACATCTTGCATTCCACGGTGATGGATCCGCGGGCAACTCGACTGGGGTCGACGTTGTTGGCCTTCAGCCAAGCCACGAGGCGGGCTCGTTGCTCCGGGCTGAGTTCCTGCCCTTCGGCCACGACTGTGACGATGCGGCGTTCGACTGGGTGGGGCACGGGGATGACGCCGGGTTCCTGGCGGGGAAGCCGAATGGGCTGGTGAATTTCGCATCCGTAGCCCTCTTCCCCTGTTACCAGGGTGATGGTTGCTTCCTCGACCCGATGACCGTCGGGCATGTCGAAGGAAGCAAGACCGAGTTCATCCAGCTGCTGCCCGATGCTTGCACGGGGTTCACTCACTGGGAATCACCGTTCCTAAGGCCCGCCATGAAGTGCACCAGGTAGTACTGGGCGCGGTGGGATGAGGATGTGTTCACAGGAGGGCTCCGGATCGGATCTCGGTGCGGCCGATGAGGTCGAGGCGGGGCAGGAACTCTCGGATGCAGTGAGGGTGGGCTGTGGGGTGAGCAAGGGCGTCCTGCACGGTGCGCAGCGTCCGGTTGGCTCGGTCGGGGTCATCGTGCGAAGCCCACCCGCACTGCGGGCCGTCCTGGACCTCGAGCCATTCGGTGCCGAGTTCGTCCAGGGCGGTGCGTGCGGCGGCGGTGTTGGCTGTGGTGACGGCCTGCCAGGTGATGGCTGCTCGTGCCCAGGAGTCGACGGGGTGGCGTGCGTTGTTGGCGTACACGACTGTGCCCAGGGGGTGAGCGTTACGCAGCGCTGTGGTGTCGAAGCGGGCGGCGTCGGAGCGGGCCATGTCTTGGGCGGCGCGCAGGAAGGCACGGGCCCGGCGCAGGGCCTCTTGGATGCGGCCGGTGAGGTCGGCGTAGTACTGGGCGGACAGGCCGGTGACGGCGGCTCGGTGCCGGTCGGTCCACTGGAAGAGGGTGGTGGGCCGTAGGGCGTTGTCGAGGATCGTCCAGGCGCCTTCGCGGTAGATGAGGGGAAGGTCGGTGGAGGCCCACCGTTCGGCGAACGCGGTGATCGTGCGGTTGAACTCGCCGAGGGACGTGTTGAACGTGGCGATTGCGGCGCGCAGGCGGCGTCCACTGACGGCGGTGCGACCGGGCCGGATCGCGGCGAGCGCGTTCAGCAGGCGGGTCTGGGCGATGGTGAGGATGGACCAGGCCCGACGGAGCCGGGTAACGGCGTCGGTGATGTAGGCGAGGAGACGTTGACGCAGGGTGCGGCCGCGACGCCGGACCGGGGTGGTCATCGCCGGGGCCGTTCAACCAGGCGCAACATGCCGAGCTGCGCGGTGTCGCTGCTGCCGGTGCCGGGCGGATCGTCAGGGGCGGGCGGCTCCCCGGATTCGAGGAGAGCGATCTGCCGCTCGATAGCCCTGATGTTCTCGGTGAAGGTCACGCCGACCACGCCGGGAACCTGGACGCTGGCAGGCTGCTGGAGGAGGGTGGCCTTGCGTTCGTAGAGGACCTCGATGGCGACGGCGCGTGCGGTGCCGAGGCGGGTGTAGCGGGTTTCCAGGTCGGCGAGGGGTGTGGCGGGGCCGAGCTGGGCGAGGAGCCAGGCTTGCACGGTGGCGGCTAGGGCCATGGCTGGTGTCCTCCCGGGGCGTGGTGGGCGTGGTGTGGGAAGGGTGCGAGGGTGCGGGCCCGCCTGGTGGCGCCCCCACCACAAGGGGGCGGGCCCGCACCCTGCTAGTCGCCGCTGGTGCCCTCGTCAGCGGCGTTCCGGCCCCGAGCCGGCTTCTTGACCGCGGTCTTACGCGCGGCCGTCTTGTCGCCGTCGCCTTGGCCGGCACTGTCGTCGCTGGACGAGGTGTCGGTCTTCTTGGCGGCGGTGGGGAGCTTGCCGTCTTCCCACGCGTCGGGGTTGGTGACCAGAGCGGCCAGCTCGGGCTCCGGTTCGGTGCCGGCGTCGAGCTGCACCATCTGGTGCGTGCGCGGGTCCTTCACGTGGACGGTCGCTGCGAGCTTGGCCATGGTCAGAACACCTTCGCGGTGATGTGGATGTCCGGCACGTACAGCACCGGCATCGCCACGGCGCTGCCCTTGGTCCACACCTGGACCGGGTCGTCCTGCCAGCCGTGGGTGACGATGATGCCGGGCGCCTCTTCCAGCTCGATGGCCGGGTTGTCGCCGGTCGTCAGGGCGATGGATTCGGCGGTGATGCCGTACTGGGTCTCGCCCCACTGCTGCCGGTTCGGCGGCACCATGATCCATCGGTCTTCGGGGATCGGCCGGGCCATGGTGCCGTCATCCTTCGGGATCTGCACGTCGTAGATCTCGATGGGCGGCAGGTTGTAGCGGGCGCGGACCGAGTTGACCTCGTTGGGTGCGAGGGTCGCGGTCGGCGTGTTGGAGGGGTTGACCGAGCCGTAGTAGGCGGCGCGGTAGGCGTCGTTTCCGGCGAGGAGCGCGCGGGCCTTGTAGGAGGTGACGACCTTCTCCGGCATCGGTGCACCGGAGGCGCGCAGCACCTCGAGCCAGGCCAGTTCGTCGGCGATGGCGTCGGCGGCCGGGTTGGTCCACGCCGTGGCGGCGGTGGGCATGTTCGCCGAGGGGACCTGCGCGTCGTACTCGATGGTGAGCCCGTTCTCGCCGGCGAGGGTGAACTTGCCATCGGTGAGGAGGTCACCGACGGCGAGTTCGAGGCGGGAGCGGATGGACAGGGAGTGGGCGGCGGTGTCCTCGTAGAGGGACTGCACCAGTTCCTGGCCGTCCTGTCCGCGCCGGGCGGCCAGGAGGATCGTCTCGAGTTCCCCGACGAGGTACTTCTGGCCGAGCGGGGGCAGCATGCCCTCGGTCTCGATCCGCTTGACCTCGCGGGAGGCGACGGGGGTCTGCGCGTCGTAGGCGCGGTACTTGGCGGCGTTGACGCGGCGCTGGGTGCGGCGGGTGCGCCACTTGACGCCGTTGATCTGCCGTTCCGGCATCACGTTCAGGGTGAGCGCGTAGTCCGCGGGGGTCTGTACCGCTCGGGCGAAGGCGATGATGTCGGTGGGTGTGAGGTCCCTGAGGAGGGCTTCCAGAATCATGATTGGTCAGTCCCTTCTCAGGCGACGTTGGAGAAGTGGATGGAGTCGGTGCGGCTGGCTGCCGCGGGCGGGGTGAACGCGACGGGCAGCTTGCTGGCGTCGACGTCGCCGATGATGCGCAGCGCAGCCCCGACCTTGGTGCTGGTCGGGTTGTAGGCGGTCTCGGTGTCGAGGAGGCCGGCGAAGACTTCGCGGCCGTCGGTGGCGGCGGAGTCGTAGATGCCGTACAGGCCACTGGTGGTGATCTTGCCGAGGGGCAGGCCCGACTTCAGGACACGTTGGTTGACGTGCCGGTTGGTCGGCAGCCAGTGGGTGGTCTCCGTGAAGGTGGCGGTGTCGAGGGTGACGGTCTTGTTGGTCTCGGAGCCGTAGAGGGACATCAGCCAGCGGCGGTCCGCGGTGACGGTCTCCTGAGTGGTGATCGGCTGGATGTCCATGCCGGATCTCCTCCCGTGAAAGAGGGGGGTTGCACGTGGCGGGTGCGGACACCGGGGGTGTCGTCCACGGGAGGAAAGGGAGGGCGTGGTCCCTCGGTCTGTAGGCCGGGGTTAGGCGGCGTCGGGCTTCCTGGCGAAGCCCATCTGTACGGCGAGGGCGTGAGCGCGTGCCTTCGCGT